CCCCACTACGACAGCGGCGTACTACGCCCCTCGCTTTGACTACAACCCCTCTACGCTGCAACCGCGTGGCCTGCTGATTGAGGAGCAGAGGACGAATAGCATCCGCAACAACACGATGCAGGGCGCGGTGGCGGGTACGCCGGGGACGGCTCCGACGAATTGGACAATAACTACAACCAACGCTGAATTGGTTTCTAGTGTAATTGGCACGGGAACTGAATCCGGCATTACTTACATTGACATTCGTATCAACGGCACGATGACTGCTTCTCGTGACTTAGACATAGGAATAGAAACTGCTAATTTTATTGCGGCATTGACTGGGCAAGCATGGACGGAATCCATATATTTGCGTCAAGTTGGTGGATCACAAACAAATATTTCTGCAATTTATTTACAAGCAAACACTTATACGGCAGCGGTTGCGTATGTAAATTCGCCTTGGTTTGCAGCGCAAACAGTTACTACAGCGGCGTTGGCGACACAAAGGTTTTCCGCAAGTGGAACGCTATCTGGCGCAACTATTGCTTTTATTCAGCCGTTGATCAAAGTGAGGACTGCCGCATCTGGCGCAGTAGATTTTACCCTTCGCATTGGCCTGCCGCAGTTGGAACTGGGAGCCTTTGCCACTAGCGTCATCCCCACAACCACCACCGCGCTGACCCGCAACGCCGATGTCGCCAGCATGACGGGGACTAACTTCTCGTCGTGGTACAACGCGAGTGAGGGAACGTTGTTCGGGCAGTTTATGCGAACAGCATCAACTAATAGCACAATAGGGCGTGTTTTTAGCATAAGCGACGGAACAACCGCCGAAGCACTTGAACTTTATACGGCGTCTCCAAATTCTGGGTCTGCTCAAATTCTTCAAGCAGGAATTCAAGCGCAATGGGTTGCTGCCATTGTGGCTCCCATTAATGTGCCACAAAAAGAAATTATGGCGTACAAACTAAACGACTCTAACGCATCGTTTAACGGCAGCGCCGAAACGCCCGACACGGGTTGCACGATCCCCACAGTCAACCAAGCACAAATCGGCAATCGCGCAGACGGCGCACGAAACCTCAACGGTTACATCCAACGCATCGCCTACTACCCCACCCGCCTTCCGAACGGCACCTTACAGGCATTGACAGCATGATCGACCTTTACCTCAAAGCAGCCGACGCCACAGCCCTCTACGACGTATTAGAGGCAGCAGGCGTTGTGACCGAAGGCGATCAGGGCTGGCACGTTACCGACGGCCATAAGTACGCCCTCGACGTAATCGGTGAGGTGTACAAGCCGACCGGCGAGACGATCCAGACCGACGAAGGTCAATTAAGTTGGGTGCAAAGCGTCGGCGGATTCCACGCTAATTTGCGTGTCATAGATGCAAGCAGTTTTGACGCTGATAAAATTGCCAAAATAGTCATTGATCCGCCAAATAACCCTGTGAGGGCATGGGCATGAGAAAAGCAGGCTTATATGCCAACATTCTTGCTAAACAAGAGCGCATTAAGGCTGGCTCTGGCGAGCGCATGAAGCGCCCCGGTGAGGCAGGACGCCCGACCGCTGGCGACTTCAAGGAAGCTGCCAAGACCGCCAAACCGAAGAACAAGGGCTACGCATGAGCGCAGCGTGGCAGCGTAAAGCCGGACAGAATCCGCGTGGCGGGCTGAACGCTGCTGGCCGTGCATCGTATAAGCGTGAGACAGGCGGCACGCTCAAGCCCCCGGTCAAGGCTGGCGATAACCCGCGCCGTGCGTCGTTCCTCGCCCGCATGGGCAACATGGCGGGGCCGATGAAAGACAGTAGCGGCAAGCCAACACGCCTTGCACTCGCTCTACGCGCTTGGGGCGCATCGTCTAAAGAAGATGCCAAGGCCAAGGCCCGAGCGATCAGCGCCCGCAATAAGGGGAAAGAGTGATGGAAGAACTGGTCGATAACGAACTGAACAAGTACCTGCGGATTATTGGCGCTTACGACAACGAATTTGCCAAGTGGACGGCTCGTACCAAGAAAATCATCAAACGCTACCGGGACGATACCCGTGGGCAGACGATGACCGAATCAGCCAAGTTCAACATCCTCTGGAGCAACATCCAGACGCTACGCCCGACCGTCTATTCCAAGCTCCCGAAGGCTGACATTTCCCGTCGCTTTGGTGACAACGACCCCGTTGGGCGTGTTGCCGCGCAGTTAATTGAACGCGCCATCGACTTTGAAATTGAGCATTATCCCGACTACCGCTCAACCATGTCCTATTGCGTAGAGGATCGCTTCCTCGGTGGGCGCGGTACGGCGTGGGTGCGTTATGAACCGCACGTTGCCCCGATTGGCCTTGAAGATGACGGCTTGCTGATTACCAGCAACATCGAACAGGGCGAAGGCGCACCGCCAAACCTTGAGCGTATTGAGTACGAATGCGCCCCGGTGGATTACGTGCATTGGCGCGATTTCGGCCACGCACAGGCCCGTACGTGGGAGGAAGTCACCTGCGTGTGGCGCTGGGTGTATATGACCCGTGAGGCGCTTGAGGAGCGATTTGGCGAGGACGTAGCCCGCCGCATACCGCTTGACCAAGGCCCAGAACCGCTCAACGCCTACAACGAATCCAAGCGTTCGTACAACCGCGCCAAGATTTGTGAGCTTTGGGACAAGGAAACCGAGAAGGTTTACTGGTTCAGCAAGGGCATGGGGCAGTTCATTGACGTACGCGATGATCCCCTTGGGTTAGAGGGATTCTTCCCCTGCCCGAAGCCGCTGTACGCCACGACGACGAGCGACACGCTCGTACCTGTCCCTGACTTCGTGCTGTACCAAGATCAAGCAATGGAGTTGGACATCCTTTCCGACCGCATTGACGGGTTGGTGAAGGCGCTGCGAGTGCGTGGCGTGTACGACGCCAGCCAGCCTGCGCTGCAACGGCTTCTTACGGAGGGCGACAACAATGCGCTTATTCCAGTCGATAAGTGGATGGCTTTCAGCGAAAAGGGCGGCCTTAAAGGAAGCATTGACCTCCTCCCGCTTGACACGCTCGCAAATGCGCTACTTAACTGCTATAGAGCTAGAGAGGACATCAAAAGCCAAATCTACGAAATCACGGGCATCTCGGACATCATCCGAGGCGCGTCGTATGCCTCTGAAACTGCGACGGCCCAGCAAATCAAAGGGCAGTACGCAGGATTAAGACTGCGTTCAATGCAGGAGGACGTTGCCCTCTTTGCGTCAGAGCTGATTCGGCTCAAGGCGCAGGTGATGTGCCTCAAGTACCAGCCGGAAACCATCCTCGCCTACGCTGCGGCTAACCAGATGTCGCCAGCGGATCAGCAGTTGATCCCGCAAGCCATTGAGTTGTTGCGCGACAAGCCCTTGCGTAACTTCCGCGTAGATATTGCCGCTGACAGCCTTGTGCAAATGGACGAGGCGCAGAACCGTCAGGATCGCTTGCAGTTCTTGCAGGCGTTTGGCGGGTTCCTTGCCCAAGCGTTGCCGGTTGGTCAAGCAGCACCCGAAATGGTGCCGATGATGATGGAACTGCTGCGCTTTGGTATGCAGGCGTTTAAGGCTGCTCGCCCGATTGAGGGTCAGATTGACCAGACGTTGCAGATGTTGCAGCAGTCAGCCATGCAGCGCGGTCAGGAAGGCGACGGCCAACAAGCAAGCCAGCAGGCAGAAATGCAGGCGCGTGGTCAGGAAGTCGCCAGCCGTATGCAAATGGAATCGGCACTCACGCAAGCCAAGCTGCAACAGCAGATGCAGATGGAGCAGCTCAAGAGTCAGACCCAACTGGCAATGGCGCAGCAAAAGCAGCAGTTTGAAGCGCAGTTGGAGGCGATGAAACTGCAAAGTCAGCAGGAGGCGGCCAAGTACAAGGCTGACCTTGACGCGCAGACCAAGCTAATCATCGCGCAAATGAACAAAACTTTACCAATGCCCCCGCTTAATCAATGAAACGCACTTATGTTTTCGTAGACGGCGAGTTCGTGGAGCGCAAAAAGGACTCCAAGGGTCGGTATCACTACGTCCAGCCCGACATCGTGCCGTATAAGAGCATGATTGACGGCCAGATGGTCACTTCCCGCTCACAGCATCGCCGCCACCTAAAGGCGCACGGGTGCATAGAGGTGGGTAACGAAGATCCGACCAAACACGTTTCCAAGCCCAAGACAGACAATTCCCGTTTGGAGCGTCTGAAATACGAAGTAAACAAGCGAATGACGAACGATCAGGCAGACCGCTTGTTAAGTCGTTTACGGCAAGAGTTGAATTTCACCAATCCCCACAGGAGAGGCTAACGTGGAAGATCAGAATGTCGACACCCCACAGGTAGAGACGCAAGACCGCAGGGCAATTTTGGAGCAGAGCCTTGAGGCTGCCGAGCGTGGCGAGCCGGTAGAGGTTAAATCCCGCGATGAGAGCGGGCGTTTTGCCAAAACCGAGCGCCAACCCGAGCAAGAAGCCGCGCAGGAGGAAGAACCTCCCGTCTGGCGTCGACCGCCCGCGTCTTGGAAAAAGGATTACCACGAGGTTTGGCAGAAAGCCGATCCAAAGATGCAGGAATACGCATGGCAGCGTGAGGAGCAGATGCGCCGAGGGGTAGAACCCTTGCTGTCAAAGGCACAATTTGCTGACCAGATGAACGAAGTCCTGCAACCGTATATGCAGACGATCCAAGGACTCGGTTTGACGCCTGATAAGGCCGTCGCCGCGTTGATGGAAGCGGATCACAAGCTGCGAAACAGCGACCCGCAGACCCGTTTGCAGTATTTCTACCAATTAGCGCAGTCCTATGGCGTCAACCTCGGTCAACCGAGCGCCCAAGGTGCTGCACAACCCACCCAAGGCATTGACCCGACCGTGTGGCAACTCCAAAACGAGTTGAACAAGGTGCGTGGTGAGGTGATGGGGTGGAAACAACAGCAGGAAATGATGGAAAATCAGACCCTGCTGAACGAGATTAACAGTTTTAGCATGAAGGCCGATCATTTTGAGGAAGCGCGCCCGACCATGATCCAGCTCCTACAGAGTGGCGTGGCGGAAACGCTGGAAGAAGCCTACGAAAAGGCCATCAGGCTGAATGACGAGCTATTTGATCAGGTACAGAAGGCCAAACAAGCCGAGGTATCTGCTCAACAAGCTCAACAGATGAATAAGGCTGCGAAAGCAGCCCGAGCAGCAGCGGTGAGTGTCAGAAGCGCCACACCCGGCGTCAACGCGGCTCCCAAGGCGGCAAGTCGTCGCGCAATCCTTGAGGAAATGCTTTCCGAATCGGATGCGCGTTTGTAATTAACTGATATAGGAGTATTTCAATGGCTTATGCCAACTCAAGTATCAGCGACATCATTGCCACTACGATTCAGAGCCGTAGCGGCGAACTCGCTGATAACGTGACGAACAACAATGCGTTGTTGCGTCGGCTAAAAGAGCGAAATAATGTGCGTACATTTTCGGGAGGAAACGTCATCCTCCAAGAAATCATGTACACCGATAACACGACCAACAACACCAACTCGTACAGCGGCTACGAAGTGTTGAACGTGGGACAGAACAGCCCGATTTCGGCTGCCCAGTTCAGCATCAAGCAGTACGCGTCGGCGGTGACGATCTCGGGTCTGGAGATGATCCAGAACACGGGCAAGGAGGCCATCATTGACCTTCTTGACGGTCGCATGGAAGTGGCCGAGGCGCAGCTTGCTAACCGCATCGCTGGCGACCTGTACGGCGACGGCACCGGCAACGCGGGCAAGAACCTCGACGGTCTTGGCGCGGCTGTGCCGGATAGCCCGACCTCGGGAACCTACGGCGGCATCAACCGTGCGGTGTGGTCGTTCTGGCAGTCGGTTGCCTACTCGGGTGTCACCAATGGTGGCGCTGCGGTGTCGGCTTCCAACATCCAGCAGTACATG